ATTGTACGATTGCGCACGAAGTGTTGAGCCATCGGAAAAAATACGAATTACAAAATTTGAAGCGGCTTTCTCAACCCCAAACAATGAGCTATCAACTGGCAACGCATCAATTACCGTATCAAGAAAAATAGTTCCCTCAGTCTGACCTATTAAAGATGTAACCGAAGCTTTTACCGCAGAATCCGCAACCCTTGTAACTGCAGTGCCTTCAGTTGGTATATAGGATGTTGGGTAGGCTCCCAGTTCTGACTGAACTCCCCAAACAAAACCGCCGCTCGTGCCGTTGCCCGTAAATTCGGGTAAATTACTGCCATTTAAGGTGTACCCAGTTGATGGTATAACCATAATAACCGGGGCAAGAACAACAGACGTTTGCGTGGCCCTTACAGTAACCCTATACCAACCGTTCCCTACTGAGGTAATGGTGCTTGAAGTCAATCCCGATGTAGCTACAATCGCTTGTGTGGATAGGTTGTAGATAACATAAGGATTGCCGTCGACGCCACCTAAACGCATAAAAGCGAACGTGTATTCTGATGCCTTAAAATAAGCACTTGTGGTGTACGCGACTGCGTTGGTTACTGCAAGGATTTGAAATACATACTTTGCGCCAGCTCCGGCAGTCGCTATAAGTTTGTCTGCGCTTACAACTCCACTGGGGCTAGATGTAGCGTCCGGCGTTACGGTTACCCCATTTAATGTCCAAAGCGCATTAAGGGCTTCAGAGTATAGCACTAAATTGGTACGCTGTGGCTCCAGCAAAAGCTTGGGGCAAGTGCTGTTTGTATAATCCAAACGCGGTACGCCGCTGGCTACCGACGCAACTAGTCCGCTGGCGTTTACTCGCGTAGCTGTGCTGGCACGGGTAAAGGCTAGCTGCCCGTCCGTGGTTTGTGGTTTTTGTGCGTATACCTTGCCGCTCTTGTAGCCCGATGGGACTACTACTAGGCTGGCTAAATCGTAAAAGGGCGTACTCATAATAAGTTTGCAATGGCGTTAATGGTGCAATCCCGAGCCTCCGTTGTTCCACTGTCGGCCAGTACGTAGGCCTCGTAAGTGTTCCAAATGGGTGCGGCGTAATTACCCCCAGTAAAGATAGTTATAAATTGGGCGGTGTTCATAATGTGCAAAGGTTAGTTTCAACGGTTCCCCCGTCGCCAATTACGTAGGCGTGGTAATAGGGGTTTAGTGGTAATTCGTAAGTAATCATAAGTCCTGGTTCGGTCGCTTAGATTCCGTGCTGGTTAGTATTGCCCCGTCTAAATAGGCCCGGTAAGTCGCGCGAGAATCGCGGTCGTTAAAACTAAGGTTCACGGGTTTGTACAATACGGAATCCCAGGTAAAGGAGTGGTTATATGAATAGGTTCCGTGTAGGTCTATTTCGTAGTATTGGCCCGGCTGGTAACTTTTGCGGGCCAACTGGTAAGCTACAATAGTCAAGATAAGGTCTTGGTCGGTACTCCAAAATATATTGCCGTAAGCCGTAGTCCGTCCCGTGCTTGTGAAGCACCGCAACTCCCCAGCTAGCGCTGCCCCAATTCCGGAGCTGGTCCAAATATCCCCAAGCTCGGTATTAAGCTCCGTAGTTATGCCGTTAATACGTTTGGTATTGTCCGCATAATAAATTGTAGTGCTGGGGTTCGCGTTGTGGTACGCAAAGTACATGGTCGCGGTTGTTACTATTGTATCGGCTGGGTAGCCTGCCGTTTGTATGCCGGTAACCGTGTAATACATAGGCTCAGTGCCTATGGTCGGTAGGCTGGCTAAGTGGGCACCATTAATGTGGTGCTGGATGTTTTCTAAACTCGGCCCAGGCCCAAAAATTTGGTGTTCCGAATAAGTAACAAAAGACGCGGTGGTGGTCCAAATGCTGCCGTTCCAGTAATAGTTACCAAACTGAATCGTAACATAGAACTCAAAGTCTACGGCACCCCCTCCAAAGCCCGCATCAAAAGATAGGCGTGCGTTAAGGTAGGAATCTAGGTCTATGTGGTTGGCACCCGTTGGCGTTACGTTGCCCACAAAGTAGTTGTCGCGCGCTTTGTTGTTGCCGCTTTCGTTTCTAATTATCCCCTGGCTTGGTTGGTTGTGGGTAATAAATACCTCACGGAAGGCCGGCTTGTACAGTTCTAAGCCCTCCGAATACACAAGGGGTACTACCGAGGGCCCAGGGGTGGTGATACGCCCTAGGAACGCCCCAAATTTAGTGTAGCAGTTGTACCATGCTGGCGTACTAAGCCATGCGGTCCTAAATACTAGTTCGCCTTTGTCTTGGTACAGTTGTAGGCCAAAGGTCGTGAGAATATCTTCTAGCGCCTCGCGGTAGGTTCGGTACTCGCCATCGCGGAACCAAAGGCCGCTTTGTATGCACCCGGTCCACCAAAGGCCGCCTTGGTTTGTGGTGATTCCCTTGTTACTCGGTTGCAAGTGTTCGGAAACAAAAAAGCCGGTATAGCAGTCCCAAAAATTGCAAAAGTTAAAAGTATCTGCAATTTGATCGGTGAACGCCTTTATGCCCGTGAACTGGTAAAAGTCTGCGCGTCGGTTAAGCATTTGGAATCCGTCCGAAAAGGTAAGCTTAACAAACCGTTGCCCGTTGGTTACTTCAATGCTGCATGAATCCGGGACTAGGAACCCTCGCCAAATTACATTTAATCCGCTCTTTTGTTCGATTATATACCTACCGTCTGCGTCGCTTAAGATTGTGCGCCAGTCGTTAATACCAAGGCCGCCGAATACGCTAAGGTTGCATGTACTGGCAATTATGCCGGGCTTCACTTCGTCCTGCGCTTGGTATGCTACTTCCCACGACGCTATGGTAAACTCCAAGCCAGGGGCCGGACTTATCGGGGCATCAACCCCCCAAAGCACCCAATTATAGCCCGCCGTATCAGCCGTTGCAAATAGGACCTTAGCCACCTACTCGGGAGAAATTATTGCCGCTGCGCTGGGTGCCTAGTAATAGGTCCGCGCCACTTACTCTGGCGTTTAAGTTCATGTCGCCACCTCCAAATAATTTGCCCATACCTCCGCCTGCTTGCATGGCTTGGAAAGTGGCTTTAAATGGCACGCCGGTTATGGCGCTAATAGTTGCAGCAAGTGCAACAGTTGCCAATACTGCGGCCACTAACTTGGCTACGTAATCCTTAAGGGCCTTACCTAAGACTTTAAAAAAGTTCTCGCCGTTGGTAAGCGAAGCGGTAAACGCCTGGGTAAGTATGCCGCCAAACTCTGCGCCTATGTTTGACGCTAGCTGTAGCTGGCTGCTAAAGTCTTCTACGCCTTTTATCAACGGAACCAGTTCGTCTTGAACCTCGCTAATTGCTTCTAGTGAAATAGGCTGAAAGGTATCTAGTACCTCTTGTTTGGCTACAAAATTAAAGTCTTCTTGTGCGTACTGCCTGGCAAGCGAAAGCATGCTACTAAGCGTATCTACAAAGGCCTCTGCCTTTACGTTTGCCTTCTTTAGTCCGTCCGCCGCTTTGTCGGTTGCGTCGGTTAATGCCAGGCCTAACTTGGGAGCTGCTAGGGTTGTATCTACCAGCGCCTCCTTAGATGCCTTTAGACCGTCTAAGAATATGCGTATGGCCGCGCCGTTGGGCGTAATGTAGCTGGCTAGATACGAAAGCTTTTCATAAAGCGAAAGCTGCGAGCTTAGCAAGGCGTTCAATACCTTTAGGCCTTCCGCAACAAACGAAAGGAACCCAGCGTATACCGGGAGTAGGGCCGTGCCTATTTGTAGCTTTAAATCTTCAATGCTTGCCCTTTGGCGGTCTAGTGCGTCTGCGCTGCTTTCAATCCCTGGGCCTATAATGCCCAAGGTTTTTTGCATCGCGTTACCAAGGGCCTCTGCGTAAGGAACGCCAGCCGCTATTTGGTCTTTAAGTTCCTTTACGTTAATGCCTACCTGCTCTAGGCCTTTGGTGTTTTCTCTAGCAAAAGCCGTTTGTATTTTGTCGGCTATGTCGTCAAAGGCTATGCCCGTAGCGTCGCTCACCTTGTTGGCGTAGTCCAGCTGCGTAGCTAGGTCTTCTATGTCCGTGCCTTGGCCCACTGCCTTCACGGCGCGTTCCATAAGCTTAAGCTTACTTATTTCGCCGTCGGTTGCTTGTTGTAGCTGCGTGAGCTGTGCGCTCGTTCCAATACTAGCAAAGGCTACCTGGACGTTCTCAGCTTCGGCGGCAAGGTTAATGCACTCCTTTCCAAAGGCTATGATTTCGGCACCGGCAAAGCTAGCGCCAATCATTGCGCCAAGGTTGGCAAAGCTCTTGGACGTTTGTTTCAGCTGCGCGTCTACTTGCTGAATACCACGGCGAAACTCCGCGGCATCTAAGCCTAATAATACTTTACTAATTACGTCCATAGCTCCTTAATAATGCCCGCAGGCTGCTTTCTTTTTTCTCATCTTCAAACGCGAGTAGGTCAGTTTCAGAAATTACATTCTTAACCGACTTGCCGCTTATGTTTACCAGCACGGCGGCTAGCCATCGCTGCCTTCGCCACTCGTCTTTGTCCCGTTCTAGACCGTGCCTAAACACAGCCTCTAATTGTTCCAGTGTTAACGTCTTCGCTTCGCTAGGCGCAATGCCTAGGCGACCCACCAGCTGGCCAAGTACGTCTACTGGGCCGCCGGCTGGGAAAAAGGGCCGTTAAGCCGCTGGGTAAGTTCGGTAATATCCCAAGCCCCTGCCATAGCCTTGAACTCGTCAAAGCTTATGCGGTCCGCCATATCCCAAAATTCTTGGGCGTATAGCATGGCCAGCATGTCTGCCAGGCCTAGGTTACCTAATTGTGTGACGCTTTTACCCGTCACTTCTTCAAATAGCAATGCTGCCCCCAGCGTAAACTTCTTCCCGTCCATGGCTTATGCGTTTGTACCTACGGTAAATGCTCCAGTACCGTTAAGCGTAAAGCTTACCGTTCCGTTGTCTTTATCAGGTGCGCTCACTGAAAGCTGCGAAAGGATGGCTGTACCTTCTACTTTAGTTTCACCTACTACGGGAGTAACCGTACCAGCTGTAACTTGGGTAATTCGGATGTTAACTATGTCGCCTACCTTGGAGTATAGTTCGTCTACGTTCCACTTTGCTGCGTCGTCGTCGCCTAGGTTGCTAGTACCGCTAATAGTCCAGGACTTTGCGCTAGTTACGTAAGTACGAAAAACGGCCACGTCTTTGCTTGTGGTTTCGCGGGTGTCGGCGTTCAGCTCAATGCTGCACTCCGTTTCGGCTGCAAACGCTTTGTAGGTCGTTCCGCCGTCTGCGCTTAAAAAAAGGCGAACTTCGCCGCCACTGATATTGCTCATGTTTAATAGTTTATTAGGAAAGTGAAATCGGCAGCGAGTATAATACTCTCCTGCTGTTCGTTGTAAAATGCCTGCATATTTTCCATGTAGGCTATGGTAAAGGTTTGTTCTGCTGCTACGCCTATGGCATCCGCCGCGCATGCTGTCGCTTCTAAGCTCCCGCTGTCTTGGTTTACGTACTGAGTGTACATAGGTATTACGCGGGGGTAGTGCTGCAAATTGTGGCGTATTTCGGTAAGTTCGTTTTGTGCTTCGTCGGCACTGGCGTAGTGCATGAATAATGTAGCTGCTACGCGCTCGGCTACGTACTGGTCCTTGCTTTCGGTTACGCTTATGCCGTTAAGGTTTATCACGATAAAATCCCCCGTTTCAGCTTGCGGTGCTGCCAATGAATAGACCGGCGTACTGGTAGACGCTTGGACCGCTTCATGTATGTACTGTAAGTAGTTCACCGCAAGTGTGCTTTAATACGCTTTTGTACAAAGTTACTCATTTTTTCGGCTGCCTTGCGCGGTACGTCGCTACCTTGTAACGCTTTATCAAAAAAAGCTTTTGGCGTGAAATTCTTTGCAGTTCCGCCGAATAGCTGCCAGGGGGCGTAGTATGCGCCGCGTTTGTTACTGGGCCTTAGGCCTACCACGACGTAAGCCTTGACGGTCCCCTTGTTTGGGAATACGTCTATACTTTTGTAAAGGTTGTAAAATGCTCCGTTTGTTTTTTTGTCTGCGTCTTTAACGCCGCGTGCCTTGTAGCTGGCCTTGGCTTGTAACTCATTGTAAGCCTCTTTGCGGGCCTTTTCCACCAGCGGACGTGCCTCGGCCTTTAGGATGTTTCTAAGCTCCCTAAAACGCAAAGTTTCGGAGGTGCCTAATTGCTTAAGGCGCTGCCGGAACTGGTCAAAAGATTCTACCTTGCCGCTTTCGCTTTTTAGGTAAACAGTGTTACCCCGTGCCATTGTCGCGCAGGTTTGTTTTGACTAGCAAAAAACGGCGGCGGCCTTCGGGCACTACGCTTACTATGTCGTAGTCCTCGGCGTTGTAGGTTAGCTTCCATTTTGCTGCCACGCTGTTGGGGTAGCGTAAACGCCAGGTAATGCTGGTGGCGCTTTGGATTTGGTCGTACGGCATGGTTTCCGTACCGGTTGCGCCTGGCACTATGCGCTCGGCGTAAAATGACCCTGCGCTGGTCCAGGTCTTTGTTACCTGGCCGCTGTTATTTGTGGCCGTAGTCGGCTGGTAAAGCGTAACGCGCAGGTCTAGCATCAGCTAAAGTTTTGGCGGTAGCGAAACGCTAGGCGGTCAAAAAAGCGGTTTGAATTGTACGGCAAGTCGTCGCCGTAGTCGTACCCGAATTTAATGCGCTGGTACAGCGCGTGTTTAATGTCTGCGGGTGGGTTAGTATCGCCGCATGTGTAAACTATCACCATACGCTCCGGCGTTTCCTTTAGCGTAAGGGTCGTATTAACATAGGTGTAATCGGTGTATAGAACTTGGACCGTTGCGGTGCCTTCGTCATCGTATGCCGTTACACTAGTAATAGCCGTAACCGGACCCAGGGGGAGAGCGTATTGCTCTTGCCCCCAGGTGTCCACTGTTACAGTTGTAGTACCTAAACGATAGCCGGTATAGCTGTTAAACTCTTCGACCGCTGCGCTAAAAAGCATAGTTAGTAACGCGTCGTCTGCGTTACCGTCTACGCGGCAAAAGGCCTTTACCTCGGTAAGGTTTACCGAAATAGGAGTATAGCTGCTAACCGTTACCATTTTGTTTAAATAGTTACGTCGGTTGCCAAAGCAAAGGATGCGTTACGCAATACGGCTACGTCCATAAAGCGTTCTACGTAGATCTCTACGATAGATGACTTCATTTGGGTGTACGGGTCTACCATCAAAGTGGCACCGCCCCAAAATCCAATCTGAACGTCTGCAAAGTTACCGAAAAGCAAACCGTAGGTGTCGGGAGTACCAGTGGTCTTTTTAGAAACCGTGGTATTGAAGATATTGTAACCGTTTGCAGTCTTAACTGGGTCAAGCATGCCTTCAACTAGGAAGCGTCCGCTACCAGCGTCTACTTTAGTTTTCTTCAACTTAGCTACTACGTTCGGGTGAGTAACGTAAGCAAGATTGCCGGCTAGTGCGTCGTTGGCAGCTAGGGCAGCTTCCATGTCTACTAGGTCGTCAAAAGAAATAGCACCTAGGGCCAAAGCCTGCGCTGCCAATTCTACGTAGATACCGCTAGGCTGGTTAGATGAGCCAGTACCGTTAAGTACAGCATTTTCTAGTCCTTTGTTGAACGAAAGGTTAAGCTGCTGAATTACGCGCTGCTCAATTCCACGGCTGTACTCTTGGCGCAACAATTGGTTTGACATAGACGCAGAAATTACGGCACGCTTTGGTGACATGGTTACTTTGTCAAAGTTGATGTCTTGGACGGTATCGGTTCCGGTTTCAGTCTGCCAGTTTAGGGTGTAGCTAGATGTCTGCTTAGGAAAGTCGATGTTACCTACCAGGTTCTCTGCGATTGAGCAAAGGCCAAGCGTAGGGGTGTTAGGGTACAAAAAGTCAATGTAACGTCCTGGCTCGGTAAATACCAAGTCACCGCCAAGGTTTCCGCCTGAACCGCCAGTAACTGACTGCGTACGGGTGAAAAGCATTTCGGGCATGTTGATAGCGTGCATGTCGCGAGCGTCAACTCCGAGCCTGCGCTTTTCGCTTAGGCCCTCTTGGTTTACTTCGGCTTCTACGCCAGTAAGTTTACCGTTGCGGGCTTCGTTGATAGCCTTAATAATGTTAAATTTTCCAAGGTTGCGAGCTTCGCTTTTTGAAAGCTGACCTTGTACAGCTGATGCATCAACAAAAGTATTAGCTCTTGTCTCTGCCTCGTTTTCGTGATTTTCCACGGTTTCGGGGTTTTGGGTTAATTGTTCGGGTTCTGCCTCTTGCAAGGCTTTTTCTAGCGACCGTAATGCTACGGACGTAGTGGGGTTAGCCCCGCGA